CTATCACAAGCAGAAACATCAGCGTTGGTAAAATCTCTGTACAAGAAGAGTATTGCGTAAGAACTTTAGAAACTAAGTACACTCAGTTGTTGTTAAACAACGGTTCTTACTACGAGTCTTTACCAGGTGGAATTGAAGCAGCAATTGTTGAGCAAACAGTTGGTCAAATCGCTGAAAACATCGAGACTGCAATTTGGCAAGGTAACACCGCAAGTGGTAATGTTAACTTAAACAAATTTGATGGCTTACAAGTTATCATTGGTGCAGCAGCAGGTGTAGTAAACGCAAACGTTTCAACTTACATCACTCCTGTAACTGCAATCACTTCAACTAACATTTTATCAGTAGTTGATGCTATCTACACAGCTATCCCTGTACAAGTGTTAGACAAAGAAGATTTGCATTTATTCATGGGTAACGATGTTTATCGTTTATACCAATTAGCATTGAAGAACGCTAACCTTTACCATTACATCGCAAATGGTGATTCTGATGCAGTTTACACTCATCCAGGTACAACTTTAAAAATCATGCCTGTAAATGGTTTGAATGGAACAAGTGACCTTTACGTTATGCGTACATCAAACATGTTCTTAGGTGTGGATTTGGAATCAGATGAAGACCAATACAAAATGTGGTATTCAATGGACTTTGATGTGGTAAGATTACGCTCTGAGTTCAAGTATGGTGTACAGATAGCACTACCTGCTGAAGTAGTTAAGTTTACAGTTTAATTTTAAAACAATAGGGGGTGGTTAATTCCATCCCCTTTAATAATATTATAAAAATATGCCATGTGCAATAACAAGCGGAATTGCTTTAGATTGTAGAGATGTTGTTGGAGGTATAAAAAACCTTTACATTGCACCTTTATCAAGCGTAACAGCAGTATCACAAAACGCAAGCGGATATGTAACCGCTATAACAAAGACAGGTTTATTTTATAAGTATGAGTTAATGCCAAGAGGTGCAAACTCATTCACAGAAAATATACAAGCAGACCCTGCAACAGGAACAGTAGCTTATGAGCCAACTTTATCGGTTGTATTCCCTAAATTAACTTACACAACTGCACAAAAACTTGATTTAGTTATTAAGAATAGAATGGCAATCATTGTAGAAATGAAAGATGGTACATTCTTCTTAACTGGTAAAGATGCAGGTATGGAAGTAAATGGTGGTACAGCAGCAAGTGGGGCAGCCATGAATGAATTTCAAGGTTACAATCTTACGATGTCGGGCATGGAGAAATCATTTAGTCCTGAAGTTAACCCTGCAATCATTGCAGCATTATTAGTTTAAAACTTACTTGTTTTTCATACAAATTAGACCTTGCATTTATGCGGGTCTTTTTTGTTTTAAACGAGGTTTACAACACTTTTTAAATCAAATTATATATATAGGTAGTGATAAGATTTGAGAAATACGCAACAAACAATGTAGTGGTAACGCTAACGGAGAATAGTACGTTAACTAATCCGTATTATTTATTCCAATTTACCAACCAAACAAGCAACGTAGACTATTATTTTATTGCAACTGATGTATCACTATACAAGGAGCGTTATAATGAGTTTAGCGTAACGGAAAGAGATACACCAAACACTTTATCAGGTGAGGTTGAGTTAGGAGATACTGGTTTTTACAACTACACTATTTATCAAACCACATTAACTACACTTAGTGGGTTAACCAATGCAAGTCAAGCAGTAAGTTCAGCAACATTAGAAGTAGAAAAAGGCAAAGTTTGGGTAGTTCCAAGTTCAGATGCTAACTATATTTACAATGATATAGATACAACTGCAATAGTTTACAACCCTGATGACAACTTAATGACTGAAGATGGGTATTATATTTTACAAGAGAATGGATTTTTATTAAACATATGAGCAATAAAAAAATAAGTGAGTTAGAATTAGTGGCGAGCAACGCAAGTGGTGACCAATTCCCTTTGGTACAGAATGGTGAAACCATGAAAACCACCATGAGTAAGATAGTAACATACTTAGATACTATTTTTACCACTACATCGGATGTGGCTTCACAGATAACCGCTGCAATAGCAAGCAAGCTATCTTTAACAGGTGGCACAATGTCGGGTGCTATTGCAATGGGTACAAACAAGATAACAGGTCTTGGTGAACCAACTGCAAACCAAGATGCAGTAACTAAAAAATACGTTGATGATTTATCAAGCGGATTTCAAAACAATTACGATTTAGGCAATACAGCATCAGGAACAACAGCGGTAACAATTAATGCTACTTCAGGGGTGGCAACTTTTACTCAAGTATTAACTAAAAAAAATAACGCTTATTATAATATCAATAACACATCAATTGAGGCAGGTGATTTTGTAGAGTTTAACTTACAATATGAAGGAGCAGGTTTTCCTATCATCATGCATTATAGCACAATAGCAAGTAGGATAAGATTACACATTGGCAACATTGCAGTTGATGGCGGTTCAGGAACAGATACTAATGCTAATTTAGTTATAACTTTTAGAAAAATATAATGAAGCCACAAGTAATAACATTCTCAAACGATAAAGTGCCTGTGTTTTCAGAGGTGCGAAATAAAGATTATATCAACTATGGTGAAGATAATAACTATCCTAACTTTTTAGTAACTTTATTTAATAGGTCAGCAAAGCACAACGCAATCTTAACTGCAAAACAACTATACATTGCAGGTCAAGGATTAGCATTTAATGCTGAAAATTTGCCAACTGACAAGATAGTAAGCACACAAGCGTTTATTGACAACGCTAACCCTTACGAAAGTCTACACTCAGTAAGTAGCAAGATGGCATTGGACATTGAATTATTTGGCGGATGCTACTTACACATCATAAAGTCAAAAGACAAAAAGAACATTGCGGAGGTTTACCATCTTGATTATTGTAACTTAAGGACCAATAAAGACAATAGTTTAATTTACTATTCAGAGCATTGGCTAAATGATGATGGCTCAAATAATACATCTATAAAGGAAGACCAAATCACTACTTACCCTGCATACGGAAGTAAGGAATACGAGAAAGGCAAAGAAGGTGTTTTGTACTATAAGCAATACAGACCAAACATAGAAACTTACACCTTGCCTGAGTACATTGGTGCTGTGCCTGCAATCATAACGGATGCAGAAATTGCCAACTATCATCGTGCGTCAATTCAAAACGGGTTCATGGGCGGTACTATGGTTGTCTTTGCTAATGGTGTTCCGAGTGATGAGGAAATGTCGACCATTGAGAGACAAATGAAAAAGAAGTTTACAGGTACAGACCGAGCAAACTCTTTAGTAATTGATTTTGTGGATGACCCTGCACGAGTGCCACAAGTTTTGCAGTTAACAGGCAATGATTTTGATAAGCGCTATGATGCGTTAAACAAAACAATACAAGAGGAGATATTTGTTGGTCACAAAGTTACCTCTCCAATGTTATTTGGAGTACGGACTGAGGGTCAATTAGGTGGTAGAAACGAAATGGCTACTGCTTTTCAGTTATTCCAAAACACTTACATCACTCCAAAACAAGATGCAATTGAAGTAATATTAAATGAGTTAGTAGGATTAAAGAATAAAGTTACATTTATACCGATTGAGCCTGTTATGCCTGAGTTCAGCGAGGCAACATTGGCAACTATCTTAACAAAGGATGAAATGCGTGAGATAATAGGTCGCAAACCTTTAGAAGTTCCGCAACAAGTTGAAGTAGTACAAAGTAAATTCTCAAGAGATGAAAAAGAACTTGAAGTTTTTTTGAAATTTGGTGAGCCTGCTGAAAGTTACACAGAGGTTAAAAAAATTAAGCAGGTGTTTAACCAACGCCAAATGTTTGCTTTAACCACAACTGAAAAAGGTATAATTGACATCTTAAAGAATGATGACAAAGCTACTGCGGATGATATTGCTAAACTTTTAAAGATTAAAGTAAAAGAGGCAAACGATATCCTTACAAATTTACAGGACAAAGGTTACATTGATGAGAATGTAAAGTTAACTCCAAAAGGCACGGATGCAAAAGTACCTGACTTTACGGAGTTGTACATTAAATACAAGTATGATTTAAGATTTGACACGAAAGGACCTGCTGTTTTACCTGATAATAGAACAAGACCATTTTGTAAGGGAATGATAGAGGCTAACAGATTATACACTCGTGAAGAAATTGACAAGATAGGTGCGGAGTTAGGTGCAATTTATGGCATCCCAAATTATGATGCGTTTACTCGCAGAGGTGGATGGTATACTTTACCAGGTACAAACGTACACTCACCATCATGCAGGCACGTGTGGGTCCAGACTTTAGTTAAAAATAAATAAACATATATGTCTACATTAGTAAATAATTTAAACAACATGGATAATATTACTTGGATAAAAGGGTACGAAGGACAATACAGCATTAATACAAATGGTGATGTTATGTCATATAAATATAAAGTAGCAAAGCAATTAAAGAGAAATGTAAATACTCAAGGTTATGAATACTACAAATTATCTAATGGTAGTAAATTGAAAAACTATACCATACATAAATTAGTCGCTTCTACATTTATTGGATTAGTACAAGATAATATGCAAGTAAATCATATTGATGGTAATAAATTAAATAATAATTTATCTAATTTAGAATATGTAACCCCATCTCAAAATATACACCATGCCTATGATAATAAATTAATGGCTAATGTATTTAAAGGATTAAAAGAAAAAAATAGCAGGGTTTTAATTGACACACAAACAGGTGTTTTTTACGATTCAATAAAAGAGGCAAGCGAATTGTTATGTATTAACTATTCTAAATTAATGAACATGATTTGTGGAGCTCAAAAAAACAAAACTAATTTAAATTACGCATGAGCAAAGTATATTTTTTAAGCGAATCTACACTAAAGCAGGAGAGTATATTACAAGATAATGTTGATGCTAAAGTGGTAGCACCAACCATTTGGGATGTGCAGAATTTTTATATTTTACCGATATTAGGAACTACTTTATACAATGACTTAATCGAAAAAGTAAGGACCAACACTTTAACTGGTAATGATAAAAACTTAATGGATACTTACATCACTCCAACTATGGTGTGGTATTGTCGGCAAGAGTTGCCACTTGTAATGAATTACAAATATTTCAACAAGTCGGTGGGTGTTCAAAATGCAGACAACATGAATCCTGCGTCACTTGAAGAGATTGGTTTCTTGATGAACAACGCTAAGAACAAAGCGGAGTGGTATGCAGAGAGATTGACTAAGTATTTGATGAGCAATCAAACCTTATTCCCAAGCTACTTAAATCAAATCAATTCAAACATTGACAC